TAGCAACATCACCGAACTTTGCACTAAGACGACGACCCTCTTCCAGCATCTCAGTCCAGTTACCCATGACTTCCATGCTGATGTCTTTGACACCGATCTTTACGATCTCTTGGTAGACTTCTTCTGGATCTTTACCACTCTTCATGATAAGAGTGGGATTGGTTGTTACACCATCAACCAGACCAGTATTAAAGTGTCTTGCGATTACTCCCGTGTCGGCAGTATCGAGAAAGATTTTCATGACGAACGTTTTCTCACTTCAGTATTATATAGCTTAATCTCTCTGACGCCAATCATCTGGTTTATCTCTTGTAAACCAATCCACAATCTCATCTGCACTTTGGAATCCTGTTCTATGATTAGATGGATCAGGATCCCCAAGGTCCATCTTATTCATAAAATCATCCATACCACCCTCCTTCATCTCAGGGTTTCTTGCCTCTCTTCTTGCTCTTCTGAGCATGGCACCAGCAGAACCATTAGCCTTTGCTAACTTCTCTGCCCAGATCATGTCTTCTAAACCGACTTCTCTCCCCTCAACGATTGAACTGCAGATAGACTCAAGTCTTTTCCGATATTGAGTTGACAACATACAGCAAACTCTCCAATAAGGATTAGTAATCATAATCCTCTGTTCAACTTATATTTAGAGCCACAAGTCGGACTTGAACCGACGACCTACGGTTTACAAAACCGTTGCTCTATCCAGCTGAGCTATAGTGGCAAGGCTCCTCCACCTGGGTTCGAACCAGGGACATGGTGATTAACAGTCACCCGCTCTACCGACTGAGCTATAGAGGATTACGGACGTTTTTCTAACATGTATTCAACTGTGGTTGCGATGTCATTCATTGCTGTTCTAAGATCTGGTCTTTGACCTGATTCCATCCAGCAAGTAGTACGACGACCGTCAGTTAAAGTCCATCTCCATAGAGACATACTTGAACAATACCACAGTTTAATATTCATGTGCTCCCTTTTCAAAGACATAGTATCTAGGAAAGATGGAGCAACGTCTCAGGAGGGATTCGAACCCCCGACCAACTGCTTAGAAGGCAGATGCTCTATCCTGCTGAGCTACTGAGACAACGGAGAGGGAGGGATTCGAACCCTCGTAGAGGTTACCCCCTAACAGCATTTCCAGTGCTGCTCCTTCAACCACTCGGACACCTCTCCAAGTGATGTGTATATTATATATCAGAATGTCTGAGAAGTCAAGCAAGGACTAGTTTCTTGACATACTGATAAGAGTAATGCTCACGATTACCCTTGATACCCCAACCTAACCAATAGTAGGCACCCACCATATACTGATGAACTGGTTGTCCATGTCCTTCAAACTCGGGGAGAACTTTCTGGAAAGAATACTCATTGATCATGTAACGAGTTTGTCCTTCCAAAGAAGATGGATTGCAACCATACTTCTTACAGAACTTTCCAAGACCAAGATAACGATTTGTGGAAGTCCATTGGATCAGACCATAACCACCAGTGTAGCATTTTTCATAAGGAACTCTAGCACCACCTTCACAGATATTGGCACGAAAACCAGACTCTTGTTTGATGTTACCCATGATTGTAGCAAGAGCATTACGATCAGAGATATTCGTATTCTTTTGCAGTTCCTTCAGAACATACTGTTCATTAGGATTGCAACCAGGGCACTCCCAGGTCTTCTCCACAACTTCTAACTTGATTGCCTTCTTCTCATTGACACTTACATCAACGGGAGGAGGATTCTTGATTTCACTGATGCTTGGATATGCACAAGCAGCAACAGGAATAGTCAGAACAAGTGGAGCAAGTAATTTGTTAAGCATTAAAATTGTTGAATTCAGCATCCACTTCTAAGAGTGGCTCAAAGTAATCTTTGCGGTAGTACCTCCCGAGAATATTACTATTGTAGTATGCAGGAGTTCCATCCGTCAAGGATTCGGTAAGGACATTGTTGATGAAGAGTTGCCTGGTCTCTTCAAAGTTGACCTTACCTTGAGTCTTATGTAGGCTCAGTATTTCTCGTTTGAAAGCAGAGTTCCCCACTTGTTTTCTTTCAGCATTAAGTTCGTCAGAGCTGCCATAGTATTTTTTCCAGTCACTTTCAGACGTAACTTTTCTGTTTCCACCTCTAGGCTTTCTACGTTGCCAGAAGTATTTCCTTCCGATGTACTTCTTCCCGTTGGTGAGATTGGTAATACGGTAAACAAACCCAAAGTAGTCCCTAATACAGCTCCCGTCAAAATCGGACCCGTTATATTGCCAGGGATTTTCATAGTCACACATCCATATACTTTAAAAGTTCAGATAGTATTTATCCGAACCTTAGCAAAGGTAGTCTACACAAAAAAAAGCACCCTGTCAAGGGTGCCTTAGAGTTATGTTAGAAGTTGTCAACGATCCATTGCTTGCTTGCGAATGGTGGCAAAGTAGATCTTTTTACCTTCTTCTTTGCCATACTTCTTCTTCATAGAAGCCTTCATGCCAGAGTCATCATACTTCTTCTTTAACTTCTCTTCCTTTGCTTTGTCGGCAGCAGTCATCTCTCTTTCGGTCAAGATGTTTTCGATCTCTTCCTCAGTGAGTTCCATCATGACTTCTTCTGCTTCATCAATAGAGCATACATCATACTCCAGAAGATAGTCCAGAACGATGTCAAACTCGGTGTCTTCACCAAGTCTGGTAGCTGCAGCACCAGAGACGTTAGAGATGCCCCTAGCAGTCTTTCCGACGGCTTTCTTCAGGGTAGATTTGATAGCACTACCAACTCTTCTCAGAAGACCCCTCTTGCGGGTTTGGGTGCCACTGTCAGAAGATCCACCACCAGAAGAGGAAGAACTGCTAGAGGAGGAACCACCACTAGAAGACCCACCAGAGGAACTGGATGAAGAGGCAGCAGGCTTGCTATCACCACGAACGGACTTCAGAAGACCATCCAATTTGCCCTTGGTTCCGTCATCACTAGAGGAACTAGAAGATGCAGGTTTCGATTGGGGCTTAGTCTGAGACATTGCCTGTCTCTTTGCTTTGATGCGTCCTGCTTCAAAACCACCCTTTGCAGCACCAGCAACCTCACCTGCGGCAGCAGCACCCTTGACAGCAGCTCTCTTGGCAAGAGAAGCACCACCTCTGGCAGCAGCACCAACTGCTCTTCCAGCAGTCTCAGCACCCCTCTTGACGGCACCAGCAGTTCTCTTTGCTGCTTCGGCAGCACGACCACCAGCAGCACTGCCAGCAGACTTAACGGCACCAGCAGCCTTCTTCATAGCACCCATGACCCTTGCCTTTCTTTGAGCACGGGCATTTGCCTTGGATGTAGCAACAGCAGAAGCATAACGATCTGCCTCCATCAGCATATCATCAAAGTATTCTGCTGCTTCAGTCAGGATGTCCTCCTGTTCCATCTCTTCAAAGATGTCGAAGGCAAACTCCAGCAGCTCCTCTTCGGTGATTTGGTCGAAGATGGGATCATTCAGAAGGGCATCGATATCAAATGCTTCAGACTTGTTACCCCAGTTGGCAGCACCTTTCTGACGGCACTTGACCAGAGCACCAGAGGCATAAGCAGAAGGCCAAACGTCGTATCTTGCTTTTACTTTCTTGTAGCAAGCATCTTTCTTGCCTTCTTCCTCTTGGATTTCTACTTCTTCTTTCTTAGTCTTTTCCTTTTCAATACGAGCAGACATCTTACGAATCTGGTCGATGCTCATGTTACCCATACCAGTAAATCCATCCTTGGAAGGATCTGGTTGTTTCTTGGAATCATCCTTGGAACCACCAGCAGCACGGGCAGCACGACGGTTTTCAATCAGTTCACCCTCTGGTTCATGAGAGTTGACCTGCATTCCAGCAGCTTGCTTTGCCTTTCTCAAGTCTGCTGTACCACCACCAGTGGACAGGGGCAGATTGCTATTCTTTGTAGCATTGTCAAGTGCTCTGTCTGCTGCTGGTTTAGCAAACTTCTTCATAAGATATGGAGCAGCTGCTAAAGCAGCACCACCAGCAATCACTGCTGGAGCAATCTCATCAACCTGTTCTACTTCTTCCTTGTAGTTGTCTCTTGCCTTCTCGTCACCCATCTTAGCAAATCTTTCTCTCTCCTTCTGAGAAGAGATAGCACTTACGATTCTGGCAGATTTTGTTTGTGCTTCTTCTTTCTTTTTGCCTTTAGAAGACAGAGAAGTACGTGCCAGGTTTCCAGCACGGCGATACATTGCTGTTTCTTTTTTCTTGTCAATGGGTTTGTAACCTTCTTCAACTTCGTACTCTACTTCTTCATTCTTAGCACCAGACTTATGACGAGTTACACCTGCAGAGTCAACATAGGTCTCTTTCTCCCTTCTAGGAGATACATAACCAACACCAGGAACTACACCAGTTTTACCAGCATCTCTGGCAGCATTTCTTGCTGCTGCTCTTTGTGCTGCTCTCTTACGGTTGCGATCATACTTGGCATCTTCATCGACAGTCTCAACTTCTTCAGTCTGAGATACCTTACCCTTCAGAGAAGCATCGATGGCACCACTGCCACCTACGGGTTTCTTCTCTTTACCCTTTGGATTATATTCACCAGAAGCACCTTCGGGATCTCTACCAGGTGCCTTAGCACCAGGCTTCAGATAGGTGGCATTGTTCTTGGAATACTCAAGCAGTCTGAGAGCAATCGCAGCAGCCTGTCTCTTCTCACCAGACAGAGCATTCTCGTTCAGTCTTGGGTTGACTGCCTTCAGAGCAATCTTAAACTTGGTAGCAAATGTGTCGTCATCAAACATGTTGGCAAGTGCCTGCTCGGGCAGTGCCTCTACAATATTGTCTACTTCTCTAGCATTATTAGAAACATATCCCTCATCAATAAGGAATCTAGAAATGTTCAGGAATGCTTCACAGATCTCCTCGTTCATAGCAGAGAGTCTCTTCGCATAGAAAGACTCTCTACGAACTAGTTGATAAAATCTTTCGTTATAATCGTTAGGCGACATGTCCCTATCAATAAAGTTCTTCTCACTCTATTTATAGA